AGCTGGTCAAAGAGGTTCCTAAAATAAAAACCCCCTATACTCGTAAATGAATATAGGGGGACTTCCCTAGAGGGAGAAGATCGCTAAAATTAATTTATACTATTTCTTATTGTTATTGTAAACACTATTAATAACCTTAATTACCTTTGGATTTTGAGATAGTAAATCTGAAAAACCTGTGCCTAAAATCTCACAAACTTTTTCTTCATCTTTAAGTTTCAACTCTGCATTGTAATGTTCTAGTAAAAGATGAACTATTTCATGTATAAAAGTATTAAGTTTCCTGGAGGGTGTTAATGTTTTATCTATTCTTATTAAATCTTTTGAAACATCAAAGTCACCATATATCTCATCTTTGTTTGCTGTCCTTGCACCTATTTCTTTGACCTTAATTTTTCGGTGTCCTAAATAAATTGTTGATGGTAACTTCATTAACACTACCCATATAATTTTTTAAGTTTTTTCATTGATATATTTTTGACCTCCATAATATGTTCATCCCATATATCAATCTCAACAATCTGATAAGTCCAACCTGTAAGACTATGTTTTGCATAGCTTTCAATATGACCTTCAGGTAAAGCACAACCAATGTTTAATATTCTTGTAAAATCATTTTTAGTATCACTTATTTTTGGAACTCTAATGTCTTGTGCTCTATGACTATGACCAAATACAATATCTATTTTTGATTTGTTTGCAATTTGTCTTTCACTTGCTTCACCCCCATATTCTCTACCCATCGGATTGATTGGTGCATGTATAAAACCAACACCACCAAGCATAAGATATTGACCCCAAGGAATAACTTCCCATTTATATTTTTTACAAATACCAAAATATTCTTTTTGACACATACCATAAAATGTTGGATTTTTATCTTCATGTCTCCATAATCTTCTTTCATGATTACCAAGTGTTATATATTTTTTTATTTTATATTTACCTAAACCATAACTAAATTCTTCCATAGCTTCATCAAAGGATTCCATCTCTTTCATAAAAGTTGGTTTTTCAATTCTTGCTGTGAATGTATCATCAGGAATATAATGAGTACAACTATCTAAAGTTATAAAATCTCCTATTTGAACAACATAATCAGGTTTTATTTTTGTAATATGTTTTGCTATCCATCTAAATCTATCTTTACTTTTTATATTAGGAGAATCATGAAGATCTCCTATTGCTACTATTTTCATGTTGGTTGTCCTTTTGGTTTTGGTAATGGAATAATAACTTCCTCACCTTTACAAATAAATTTAATATATATTTGATGTTTATTGACTTCTTTTCTACCTATTTCTTTTGATTTTTTTAGTGATTCTTCATAACCTGCATTCAAACAAGAATACATATTATCATATTGTTCAGTCATTTGAAATGGTGGCATACACTCACCAGCAAGAACAGAACATATAATCATGTACAAAGAATATTTCATGATTATTATTTTTTACCATTTCGGAATATCTGTGTTCCCTTAATACCATAAATACTTGCTACGACGAGAATCCATAAATTTGTAAACCATGATGGGAGTGTAGAAAAATAATCAAAAAATAATTTTACTTTGTCCATAGCAGTTGGGTCTTCTGATATAACTGCCCAAGCTAATACTAGTATCGGCGCTGACAAAATTAATAAAACAAATTCGTCTTTCCAGTCCGATTGTCTTGCTTCTAAAAGTTTACCCTCGTATTCTTTTTCACCTTTGGCCATAGCCATAGCAGTCCTGTGTTGTGCATCTGCCATTGCCATTTTTGTTTCTTGTCTTTTACGATAGATGTGTCCACCTGCCTTAATTCCTGCTGATAAAATATTCAACCACATAGATATATCCTCCTAGTTGAATATACTCTATCAATCTATACTTGAATTTGCAACTCTACTCTTTGACTTGACCATCTACCCACTTCATTTCAGGAAGACCATTGTCAAATTTTTTTCCATCATAAGTAAGCACCTGTTTTCTATTTGAACCTTTTTCATTGTAACTACAATGGACCCAACCCTTTGAACCATCATCAGGACAATAAAACTCTAGTATGAGTTGATCAAAGTCACAATTGTTTTGAATCCAGTAAGCTATCTGAATATTAGGAATACCAGCTATTTCAAAATCTACTGCTTGTCCCTTGGCATGCTGACTTGTCTTTTTGCTACCTATAGCTTCACATAACTCCTCACTACGATAACCTGATGTAATTGTTACAGGTTTATCAAATTTTGCTCTTACTGGTTCTAATATCTCATAACAGATATTTTCTAAATTTTTTATATCTCCACTTCCAGGCTCGTTTTTGATACCCTTCCTAGTTGCAGTCATTGATTTTGTGAACTCTTCTAATTTAAAATGTTTTGAAAGTTGCATTTGAACCTCCTATTTGAATAATAAGTTGTAAATAATTGTAGCCATTCCAACTATCAACATACCTGTTGAAGTGAAAACTACTTTTTCTAATCTTTCTATTTTTTTTCCATTAGCATCTATTTTTCTATTTGTTTCTTGTTGCATTATCCTACACAATTTTTCATGATCATCAATCCTTTGATGTGCTGTACTTAAATTTCTTGCCTTTTTTTTAACACTTTTTCTCATTTTCCTTGACCTCTATATCTTAATTGTTTTCTACTTCTCCCTTTTCTTTTACTTTTATTCATAGAAGATACCTTTTTTGGATTTCTACCTATACTTGTACCTTTAAACTTCTTTTCATATTCTACTTTTACCCCATAAAGAGGTTTTTTCTTTGCCATAGTACATTTTACCCTAAATTGAAGAAATGCTTAAAATTGACCCCTCTACGCTCGTTTAAACACTATTTCTTTTTGTATTTAGCTTTGACTTCATCATCTTTTAACTTGTGTATTTCAAGTTGTGTATAATGGATGATTTTTTCTAAATCTTCTATCCCTCCCTTTTCTAAATACCTGACCACATATTTTATCACAACTCCCTGATAGAACGAAAGATTATTTTTTGAAATGAACTCAAATGGTTGAATTTTAAAATTTTTATAGTGTTTTCCACCAATTTGTCTTAATTGTGGCAATATATTTTCCCAAATACTTTCATCAGTCATCTTTTTTTTTAAGGACATAATTATTTATAATAAACCAAATTATAATCCCTGCTACCCCTATTACTAAAAAATTAAGAAAAAATGCTATTATACCAAACTCAACTGTCATCTTTGATTCTCATTATCTGTGGTCTTTCATAATTTTTAATACCTATATGTTTTAATGTACTTGTAAGATCACTCCAAATTTCACCACCACATTGATTCCACAATGCACAAAAATAATAATCTTCACTTAAATATCTTTGTGTATTTTCTTTATCTTCTAAAACACCTTTGCCTTGAATACCACAATCAAAAAAAGCATATTCTTCATTACCCATAACATCCTGTGTTTCTCTTTTATCATCTATATTAGCTCTTACATCTGTTTTATATTTTATTTGAGGATATTTATTCTTGATTGTTTCAAAAACTTTTCTTTCAATACACATAAAACCTGTACCTGCATAATTTACTTTTTTAAAACCTTTGTCATTATCTGATAAGTCATATTTACCTAATGGAAAATTCATACACCATCCAAAACTAGCATCACCCTTTTCAATAGGTAACTCATGTTTTATTGGATATGGAGCTGTTGTTATAGGTTTATCAAATAGTAAAACTCTTATAAATTGTTGTGGTTCAAATATTATGTCAGCATCTATAAAAAAAATATGTGTATATTCTTTTTGTTCTAAAAAAGATTTTACTAATTTGTTTCTTGCTCTTGTAATCAAGCTATCTCTCAACCACATCATTCCACAGCCTATTTTTGCTTGAAATAATGTATCCCTCACATTTATTATAGATGAAATTGTTTGAAGATGTATTTTTTGATCAAAGCTAGGTATAGCAATTAGTACATTTTTATTCATTGTGAATCAATTAATAATCTTATGAAACTAGAATATGGGTTTGGTTGAAATGATTTTGAGCAACTTGTTAAGGATAAAAGCATAATAAGGCAAGTGAGTTTGGTGGTTTGGTGGTAAAACTCACCTGCCAAACCTTTGTATATCATAAAACCTTTCTAATTCAATTATGGTTTTGTTGGCCATGTAATATTATTTACATCTTCAATAGTAGAAAGTCCATTAGTAATATCTCTTAAATTTTGACGATATGTAGTCATATCTTCTGACATTGTTACATCAGATAAAGCATAAAAATCTGTTTCTGCTAATTTACTATTTCTATTTTGTCGTAAGTTAGCCATAGCTCTATCAAACGCACCAGCGTTCCAATCAGCTTCTTCCTGATCTCTTTGTGCTTCTTCTTCAGCAGTTAGCTGTATTCGTTCTCCATTTACTAATTTATATCTTGGCATAATCTTCTCCTTATATTTTAATTTAAACCAAATAGCAATATCTGTCCACTATCTATATTTCCTGAACTCATTTTAAATTGTATTCTTGTAATTGCTGATGTAGTGTTAAAATATCCAGCTATGTATTGATTATTATTAAATACACTTTCTTGATAAACATTTGAAGTAGCAATAAAATGCTTAACAAAAGTGGTGTTGCTTGGTTCAAACAGATGTAAAATACCTGAACCACTCATATCGTTATCATCTCCCATATTTGTTGCTATAGGTTGAATACTAGTTCCTTGTGCTTGATCAAACCCTGTATCATAACCTAAAGCTGTTGTGCTATCAGCTTCATTATGTGCGGCTCTAAAAAATGTTGATGTAATTGTTTGGTTATAATTAGTATTTGTTCCTGTATCTCCTTGAAAACCAAAATCTGATCCAGCAGTTCCTGTGTGTATATTTACAAAATAGAAAATATATTCCTTATAGGTACTATCAATCCCTGATGTGAAACTTAAACTTGCAGATGATGATGCTGTTTGTGTTGCAATATGTGTAAGACTTCCAAGAGAAGATATTGAACCAAAAGCTGTTATGTCTTTTACTGATCTGTTATTTAATTTTACAATACTCATTAGCTTCCTTTTATTCCATAAAGTTTTATTGTACCAGCATCTATGTTGCCTGAACTATACTTAAATTGAACTCCTGTAACAGCAGATTGCGTGTTTCCATAACCAGCAGTAAATTCTTGCCAAGTGTAAGTACCACCAGAAAATAAAGAATTTGTAGTAGCGATAAAATGTTTGACGAAAGTTGTATCAGATGGTGAAAAAATAAAAAGTTCGCCTGATGTAGAACCATCATCATCATTACTCGTACTATCTGTTAATGCTTGAAATCCTGTAGATTGTGCAAGATCATAACTTGTACCATAAGCTAAATTTGCGGCACTATCATCTTCTTTATGAACTGAATAGAATTGTGTTGATGTTTTCGTAACATTATAGTTTGTGCCATCAGTTGTCATATTAAATTGAAATTGATTTCCATTTGCAGATGGGTGTGTATTTATAAATTTAAATAAATAAATTGGATATGTGCTATCAAATACAACACTTGAACTTC